TTAGCAGGCTATCATATCAGAATTATCTTTGTGTTTTTCGACAACTTTCTTAACACTTGATTCGTGCCAAAACACTTCTTTCTCACTTACCTTGATTGGTTGTGGAATTTCACCATTCTTAATCATGCGATAGAATTTAGTCCGGCCAATAGACATTAGCATCATAAACTCTTTAGCACGTACACGACGATCAATCTCCATTTACCCCTCCATCTCATTAAACTTCTTAACGATTGCTTTTTTGGCCTTCATCAAAAAGTACTCACGTTCATCTTCTTCAAAACACCCATCGCCTTGTGGCTCTTGAGAATACAAAATGGTCTCATCACCGCAATCAGGGTAATCAACTCGAAATTCGCCATGTCTTAAGCGTAGATATCCGATCTGTTGACCTTGAAAAACTGCAATGTATTGTTCAGGGCTTTCATCACATGTTTTGAGTAGTTCAACTTCATCAGTAGTCAGTAACATTTCACCCCTCCTTACTTTCCGCTTTTCCATCTTTCACGCCTTGCTCATAAATAAGCTGAAAGATTGGCTTCATAGTTACTAAAGCAGGCTTCATAATAGTTGCCATTGCAATGCCATAAACATCGATATTTACTTTGTTCATTTCATCCATAGAAACTTTGAAGACTTGCTCGAAACGTTGGTTTACTTCACTCATCCCTCAGCTCCCGATTCAACATCCAACAACATGCTGCCTTCCTCTGGATATTCGGTCATCCAAAAGTAATAGCCTTTGCCACTGTGCCCATCTTCAAAAAATTTAATAGTTAGTTCAGTTTCAAGTTGATCTAAATCATTTTCACCATCTGGATTTACAAATTCGAGAAGGCTTTTTAATTGGTGACCATTAAGAGTTATGCTCATTGTTCAGCTCCCGATTCGCTTGCTTCTACCATTGCCTTGTAAATGCTATTTGCTAAGAAGCCAGCGCCTTTATCAAAGCCAGCACGCTCCATCACTTCTGTTGGCTCTTTCGGTACCAAACAGTAACCCTCTGGCACCGCCTGAGCTTTGGCTTTTTCTAGCTCTGCATCACGATGCTTTGCACATCTAAGCCAAGCATCCCAACGTCTATTCATGTTGCTTATTTCTTTCTGAGCAATGCCAGAAGGATTGTTTGATCTAGTCATAAACAGTTCATGCTCATGACTAAAAATAATGTCTCTTCTTCCTTTGTAATATTGGAAGGTATTCAGAAAAGCCTCTCTTTCCTTATTCAAATCTGTCATGTCATCACCCAATTAATGTAAATTTGAAATTCTTTAAGTTAATAGCAGTCATCTTGTTGCAGTGCTGACACTTGGTTCTTGCTCTTTTCTTAAGCTCATCAAGGTCTTCACTAATCTGCTTTTTCTGCTCTGTAATCCTTGCTTGCTGTCGGGACCAATACTTCATAGTGTCTTTGATCCACATCACAGGGTTTACTTTTGCTCCACACTTCATGCATGTAAGTTCCAAAGCTTTAGTGTCAATTTCAACTTGAGCATGTTGGCACTTATGCAGATTTGTTCTTGGGAAGGGCACTACGTTTTCTTCAACATTCAAGACGATGTGATCTTGAAAAGGGTAGTTCATGTTCCCTCTGTATTCTTGATCTGTCATGCTGCCACCTTCAATGTTTTAATTGCGTCATCTATAGCTTGGTTGAATTTGCGAACATCTTGCTCCAATGCTTCGATAGCCAAGTCATTAGCAAAGACGCGAATAATAATGATTTGTAATCCTTCTGGTAGACGTGGGTCATAACTCACAAAGTCACACCATTCACGACGAGTACAAGCCAACTGACTAGTGATTTGAGGTATATGCTCATCTGGAACTTGCTTAGTCAGAAGGGTATTCAAATGCGTTGTAGTGTCTGGACACTTAACTTCTATTTGCCCTTTGTCACCTACAAGTCCATCTGGTGAAGCCCCGAACATTTCAATGTAAGGGTGGTCAATTAAACCTGTACCAACTACAAAGTTACCCGTCTCATTTTCATAGGCCGCAATTGCATGAGGCTCGTTATCAATACCCCATTGCATAGCTTGGTTTGTGAAGATTTCCTTCTGAACGCCAGTGAGGCGCTCAGCTAGAATAGTTAAACCCAATGCATTTAAAGCTTTGCCTTTATTAGGCTTTGCATTTAAATCCTTTACACGGCTTGCTGTGACTTTGCCACAGCGTTCCGAATGCCAATCTTCACTACGCTGGAGAATGTTCATACACTTGCCCTTGTGGTTGATCAGCATTTTGTGCTGCTTCTTTTAATGAAGCGCTATGCTTAGTCCAGAAGTATTTTTTGCAGTCGCCCTGAGGCAATTCAGCGTAGCCAGTTTGCAAGGCTTCTGTGCCTTCCATTGCCAAAGCGCGCATGTTATCTAAATGCTGCTGCTCATAGGCTTCATAACCTTGAGGGACATCTGAACTAACAGTCTGAACGGTAGGGATATGACAATCATCAATACGACGAGCTTCGTCTTCGTCATAAATACCTGAGAAGCCGAAGGCAACACGGGCACATTGAATTAAAGCCTTATGACGTAGCATCCGTTTTGGGTATTTTTTCCAAGGTTCTGAATTACCCTGACACTCGGATAAATACTCAGTCACAACAGTAGGGTGGTTGCGGTCTTTACGGAAAATCTTGCATGTGCATGACTCATCATCTTGTTCAAACTGGATACCATCACATACAGGATTGTCATTAATAATGCGTGCCCATCCATCAATACCAACAACTGGTGTGATGCCGCCACCTTTGGCAGGGAATGCATAAATTTCTTTTGTAAAAGGATTTAGCTTGTACTGGTTTGCAACAATTAATAGAGAAAGAAATTCATCATTTGTTGCTTTCTTAAATACTGTATTAACAAGAGTATTTGCTAACTCAGCAGGATCAACATCTTGCATATTAAAAGCTGATGCAATCTTGCTAACTTGTGACAAAACAATATTACTCATCTTTTAATCCTCAAAAATTAATAGATACATGTGGAACTAAGCCTTTATTGATGGCTTGCAAAATCTCTTTTCCTTTTGCTTCATCAATACCCAAAGCCAATAAGCCTTTAAGTGCTTCATTACAGATTTTTTTACGATGTGCTTGGTTAGCTTGGCGCGCTTCTTCTGCTTGGCGTTCGGCCTCTAGCTTCACAGCTTGTTCAGCCTCAATACGTTTACGTTCTGCTTCGGCAGCATGTTGAGCACGCAATTCAGCAGCTTCTTTTTCAGCCTTTAATCGAGCTTCGCGTTGTTCTGCCTCAGCCTTTTCACGTTGTACACGTTCAGCTTCAAAACGTGCTTTTTCTTCCGCCTCACGGGTCGCTTTTTCGGCAGCTTCACGGGCAATCTGAGCCTCACGTTCTTGTTGCTGGCGAAGTATTTCAGCTTGGCGAAGACGCTCTAATTCAGCCTGCTCGGCTTCATGTTTTTCACGAGCAACAAGAGCTGTACGAAGTGCTTCAATAGTTTCAAATTTTGCAAGTTTTGCTTCCTGCTCATATTCATCAAGAGATGAGTCAACAACTAAACTCTCTAGGGAGTCGATAGCTTTTTTGATTTCCAGTGATGGAAGATCAAAACAAAGACCATACATAACTTTGATATTTGAAATAAACTGGCTATGCTTCGCTACACGGTCTTTCTCAGCTTGCTCCCAAGCATCACGAGGCGCTAAAACCTCATCACGTAATAAATCAAACTTCTTAACAATTGAGATTCGATCATCATCAATCACTTTGATTTGAGCTTTTTGTTCAGCTACTAATTCTTTGCCACATTTCTCAATAAGTGTTTTTGACTTACTAATTTTCAAAGCAAGTGAACCAATTGCATCACGGCCTTTTTTAGTGCTCACATCAGGCACATGAGAACGAACTTCTTGAGCAATACGTTCATACAATTCATGTGTACCGCCACGTTTGGCGAAAGCGGCTACAATTACGTTTTGTTCTAATACTTGTAATTCATTAACTTGTGCATTCATCGTTAATCACCTTTATATTTCGAATTTGAATAAATCGGAGACAATTCACGAGTCGTTTCGTCTTTCTTAACTACGACTTGATTAACTGGTCCGCATTTGTAATTTGGTTCTTTCTCGCCGATAGGTGTGCAGTGCTCTAAAGTTAAAGCCCATCTTTTCCAAGACTTTGAAAGTGCATCCCAGTAGAACATTTGGTCCTTATTGGCTTTCAATTTCCAATCGCTGCCACCAAAAGTGCTGTAGTGAGTTGCTTCATCTTCTTCACCAACACTGAAACCAAACTGTTCAAGAAATTCTGCATTGAAGAAAAAGCCCATACACACCTCACGCTTTAATTGTTGCTAAAAGGTTGGCAGTGTGTTGGCGCTCCATTTCTGCAATCTTGCTTCGCCACAGGCGGTATTCTTTCGAGTCGATATCACCACGTTGGAACGCATATTCAACTGCACCTGCTAACAGTTCAGGATGCTTGCTTAAGTCCTTCAAAAGCTTTGATTCAGCAGCATCAAACGAGATATTGGCTAACATATTCATTAGATAATCCCCCAGTGAACCGCCAAGATGAGGTTGAAGAACCCAATGAAACTAGCTAGTGCTATGTAGTTATCCATGAGAGGGCTCCTTAGTCTGTATAAGCTATGAAAGAGAAACGATTTTCAGTAACCCACTCAAAGCGCCCGCCAAATGTTCCATCAACTTCTTTTTTAAGCTGCTCTCTAGACATTCCACGAGGGAAAGCACCTATCTTTTTCATAGAACTGTTAGAGTGGCTTTCCGTTCTGAATGAAACCTTGTCAAACTCAAAGGAAGCGTCGTTCAACTGATCACGAAATTCCTTTTCACGCTTCTTCATTTGTATATACCAATCACTTGGTGGTGCAGTTTTGCTTTGTTCTTGTACGTTTTCTTTTCGTGAAGACCAATCACATTTGTTGCACTGAACTTCGCAGTGGCAATAGCTGCAAGGTGGGTTGATATGACAGCTACAGCTCTCAGCATCAGTATCTTTAACAATCGTTCCATCACAGCCATTGCGCCCACAAACATCGTCTTCACAACAGCCATGTTCAATTGAATAGATTTCCATCACTTCACCCCCTCAACCTGCACACGCACATACATGTTCTGTTTTGCTTTGAGTTCGTTGGCGTATTGCTCGTCGGCACAGCCTTTTAGGAATGCAAATACAATGAAGGTGATAATCCAGAAAGCTACGAATGCTTTCGAGCCATCCCTAAAGGCTTGGCTAAACTTGTACTTTCTGATTCTTTGATTCATACTTATCTCCGCATTTGATGCAAACCGCCTAGTCTTCGAACCCTATGGCGGTTTTTGTTTGTCGATGAGATAATATTAACTATGGTTAATTTTTTAGTCAAGAGAAAAGTTAACATTGGTTAATCTTTTTATTAACTATAATTCATGTTTTAATAGACAAAAGAAAACCCACACAGGGTGGGCTGAATGTTAATAAACGTTAATACTTCTTGATGTACATGATAGCTTTATCTATAATGCATTCATGGATTGGGCATTCCCGGTCGGCAAAGAGCTTTGGTGCATACATCAAGGCTCTTTGTTTTTTTAAGGGTATATTTTTAAGCCGTATCCATTATAGTTGCTTCCAACTGCACCTCTACCACCTTTGCAATAAAACTTAGCTTTTAATATGTCAAATGCTCTATTTGATTGAGAAGGGTTAATAACATGTCTTCCGATTGGTCTAGCTACTAAATCAGCAAATTGCAAGCCCGATGAATTGGTTTTTTTTGAAGCAAAAATTATTTCAAAAGGAAGAATTTTGTTGTGATAGTTTCCAAAGGGATCACATATTCTTCTAAAGCCAAGCTCAAGTTGTGAATCTTCGTTTTTTCCTCTTGATTCAACAACAATATGTGTTAAACGATTGTTTTGATTCTTCTCTCTAAGAAAAAAATAAAGTCGCTCAAGACAAAACTTCATTGCTACTTCATATGGGTTTGCATCGCGTTTAATTAATTTATCTTTGCGTATAACAGAGCTAATTAAGATAAAATTATTATCATTCATTAATCCATTTAGGTCACCCATTAAAGACTCCATCCGAGCTTTATCGAACCCAGCAAAATGTGATGTTCTTTTTCTAATGTCTCGCTCATGCAGAATTATTATATCGTGACCGAAATGCTTAAACTTTAATTGTTCCACTGCTTTAACTACCGTTTCTGTGTAATACCTTTTATGGAACACACAAAAAGACAAGACAAAAACAGGGAAGTCTGGATCGTTGTTAAGCATGTCAATGCTGCCACTCTCATCCACATAAACTATGAAGTCGCTATACTCCATAAAAACATCCTATTATTCCAATACTTGAGTCAGATTCGTAGTTTACTTCTCATTTTTCTCTGGGAACATTGGTTTACCTAGCTTTCCTTCTTTTACCAACTGCACGACCTGCTCATTAGTAAGCACAGGAATAAAGACTTTGTCGCCAATATCTTTAGAAAGAATCTTTACTTCTTCAGCGGTTAGCACCAAAGCTTCACCATGTTTAGCAGCATCATTGATGCGAGCAATAATCTGATTGATTGGTAGTTTTGAATTGTCCATAAGTCTTCCTGTGATTAATGCGAATAAGGATGTTCTTGTCTGTGCTGACTTGGCGGCACGATATCTGTAATAGCGGTAATACTTTCAACTTCATCCATGTCAAAAGATAGGCGTTCGCCACCATTAACAGCCAACAAACTCAAAACCCCACCATTTATTCCAACAAATTCCTTAATTGTGCAGCGTCCATCCTTTAAGCACACTTGTACAAATTCAGTTGGAACCGGTTCAGCATCTGGATCGCAAACTACATACCAGCCATTACGAATTGCTGGAAACATTGAGTCGCCAGTGCCTTTAATACCATAGGCTCTTGGACCCGCTGTATGAGTTGGAACATAACCATCACCACCGTTACCTTCGTAACCCATATCTGTGAAATACCCATCCATACCCATCTTTGAATAGGCTTTAACAGGAACGTATCTTTTTTGAATAGGGAACGGCTTAGTTGGTGTTTGGACAAATTTAACAGCTTCTTCACTATCTGGAATATTGTACTTCTGCTTAAAGGCTTCAAT